CGCCGTCGATCTCACTGCCCTGGAACCGGCCATCGCCGACATTATCAACCTGGTGAAAGACGTTGTGGCGTTCGTGCCGACGCTCGAAGCAGCCCTGAAGAAGATCGGCGCTGACATCGAAGGTTAATCAACATTGGGGTATCAATGAGCAGGCAGCTTCGCTAGAACCGCCTGGATCGTTCCCACAAATGGCCAATAATTCCTCCCGATGGGAAACGGCGCTGCATAAAATGGCAAGCTGCCAAAACCTGATTGTCTCATCGCGCCTTGTACACTCGGCGCAATGGCATCCATAACGACGACAATCGCGGCAGGTTCATACTCTTTGATCCGTTGAGCGAAGTCGTTCACGGCCGCTAGACGATGTTCCTCACGCAGAAGCTTGTCCTTGATCTGATTAATCGGCTTTAGAACCAGATCATCTAAGAAAAAGCCCCGCGACTGGAAAACAGCGAGAAAGTCGTCCGGCTCACCGAAGGCGACCCTCATAGCCCGATAGAGCAGGCTATCGGATCGATAGAAGAAGGCTCCTCCGTGAGGGGGCGACTCACCGACGAAGAGCGTTGTGATCCGATCTGGCCTGAATGAATGGCGCAGTTCTTCGAGCGGCGCGAGCGTCATGATGTCACCATCACACCTTTCTTTGCATCGTGGCAAGATCAAGCACCTGTAAGCCGGCCTTACGATACCGCTCCCAGCCGTACTCGCCATCGAATCTGCTCAGGAGTGCGTGTTCATGTGCCGTTACGGTGCAACCAACGGCATCGTCCAGAATACCTTCCACCGCATCGGGGTTAGCCCTCAAGAGCGCCTCAATCATCTTCGCCTTTTGATAGACGTGCTCATGTCTAAGCAGCCGCCTATCTGAGCATTCGAGTGCGCTACTTGTCTTGTATCGAGTGTTGGACTTTCCATCCGCCTCTGTGATCTTCCAGAGCAAGTAGTCGATCAGCCCGCGGATATGCTCTGGCAATACCTCGTGAGAGTCGATTGAAATCAGCATCTTGATGAGCGCGGTGGCACTCCTCCTGCGCCGATCTCCAAATGGATGTTGTTGGAAGGTCATAGCAAACAGTATGCCGTATGCACCCATGCGCCCCTGCAGCCGCCCAGGATGTCCAGCACTGACGGATTCAGGTTGGTGCAAAAACCACCATCTGTCGGCGCGTGAATTCAGGTACGAAGACAGCAATCGAGATTCCTCATACAGGCGTGGATACACCAAACGCTGGTCCAAATGGCGTTCATGGTTCCTGAGTCGTCATCCGATCTGCGTTGACTGTTTCGCGCATGGCGGGATCACAGCCGCCGAGGAAGTACACCACATCGCCAAGGTCAGAGAACACCCAGACCAGCAGTACGAGGAGAGCAACTGCCTTGCTCTGTGCAAAAGCTGCCACTCTCAGCGCACGCGAGCCGGCCAGTAGGGTATGGGGGGGCAAATCTCCCAGAACTCGTCCACGGGAGACCGTACGCCAGACACGCGCGCACACCCGCGAAATGAAGGGTGGGGGTATGAAGCCCCAAAAGAAGATCATGAAGATAGCCGAACTCATACCGGACAAGCGCAACGCCAACAAAGGCACGAAGCGCGGCGCAGACGCCGTGGCGAAGAGCCTGCGCGATTACGGCGCAGGGCGCTCAGTACTGGTTGACCGCAATGGAAATGTGCTGGCCGGGAACCAAACGGTAAAAGCAGCAAGCGCCGCCGGCATCGATCAGGACGTGATTGTCGTTGAGACTGACGGAAGCCAATTGGTCGTGGTTCAGCGCACTGATCTCGACCGTGACGACCCGAAGGCCAGAGCATTGGCTATCGCCGACAACCGTGCTGCTGAATTGGGATTGGAGTGGGACCCGGCAAACCTTGCTGAGTTGTCCACCGGCCTTGACCTGCAGCCGTTCTTCTCCACCGCCGAACTTGCCGAGATCATCGCACCTGACGCTGACGCACCTGGCGCACCGGGCGCGGAAACACTTGAAGGTCGCTACAAACAGCAGTACGGCGTGATTTGTATCTGCAAGGACGAGGCAGACCAGCGGACGGTTTATGAAAAGTTGACCGGCCAGGGTCTTGAGTGCCGCGTGGTGGTGACGTAGATGGAACTGCAGGTACGCAACTCGTGCAAAGACTTCAACTCATACCGCGCGGCCCGCGTTAAGTCACTGTTCAACGCCGAATCCGGCGCTGAGTTCAATCTTGATGCCAGCCTTGATATTGACGACTCCGATTGGAAGCTTGGCGTGATCGTTGGGCCGTCCGGATCGGGAAAGTCATCGCTTGGCCGAATGATCTTCGGATCGGATGCGTTTTACTCCCCGGAAGGATGGCCCGTCGAAAAACCAATCGTCGACGCCATCGCACCAGAAGGCGACTTTGACGCCGTGACCGGCGCGCTTGCCACTGTCGGCTTGGGCTCCGTTCCTTGCTGGCTGCGACCTTACTACGCGCTGTCCAATGGCGAACGATTCCGCGCGGACCTTGCTCGGGTCATTAGCGAAGCGCCGCAGAAGATCGTCATCGACGAATTCAGCAGCGTGGTCGACCGGCAGATCGCAAAGTTTGGTGCGCTGGCATTTCAAAAGGCGTGGAAGCGCACTGGCGGTCAGTGCGTGTTGTTGTCCTGCCATTACGATGTAATCGATTGGATTGAACCCGACTGGGTTTATGACACGGGAACTGGCAAGTTCTCAAGGGGGTCGCTTTGGCGACGCCCCAGATTCGAGCTTGAGATATGGCAGACAGATTCAAGTTATTGGCCGCTCTTTGCGCCGCATTACTATTTGAAACTGCCGCTTCCGGTAGCTGCGCAATACTTCGTTGGCACTGTTGATGGGGAGCCGGTGTGTCACCTTGCAATGGCGACCAAGTCTCTTCCACGCGGGCAGTTTGAAGCACGCGGAACCAGGCTAACAGTCATGCCAGAATGGCAAGGCGCCGGTGTAGGCATGCGATTTCTGAATGCCGTGTGCGAGATGTGGCGGCGTGGCGAAAACAAGTGGGGCAAGCCCCTCACCACCATCTTCCATACATCGCATCCCGGCCTGTGCGCAGGGCTTCGCCGCGACCCCAAATGGGCACAGGTATCTGCGTCCCTTTACGGTGGCAACAAAGCCAAGTCCGCAGCGTCAACTTTGGCTTCTGCCATCAAGCTGGGCAGCGAGATCGTCGCGCCTGGTACCGGCTTCGGCGGACACTTCCGCGCCATACAAGGCTTTCGCTACTACGGGCCTCCCGAGGAAAAGCAAACCCAATGAACGTTTTCCTTTGCGGTCAGAAGCAGTTCGGCGCAAGCGTTCTCGAAGCCGTTGCGAAGAAGTACAAAATTCTCGGCGTGTCCTCTCCCGCGTTCGCCGGCCACCTTTCCACTGACGGGTCGCAGGTCTTCGACCGGGTTCGGGCGACCGCTGAACGGCTCAGGATTCCTTGGCAGCCGCAGGTTCGGGCCGACTCGCTTCCCGCCGGCACCGACATCATCGTCGCCGCCCACAGCCACGATTTCATTGGGCGCAAGACACGGGCGCGGGCGAACTTTGGCGCTATCGGCTACCACCCTTCGCTGCTCCCCCTGCACAGGGGCCGTGATGCGGTCCGTTGGGCGATTCACGGCGGCGACAAGGTCGCGGGCGGGTCAGTGTTCTGGCTCACCGATTCGATAGACGCCGGGCCGATTGCGGCCCAACAGCACGTATTCGTTCGCCCCGGCGAAACGGTCGACACTCTCTGGCGGGAGCAGCTTGCCCCACTCGGGGTTTGCCTCCTCCTCAAGGCGCTGGCCGATCTCGACCGCGGCCTCGCGGTCAGGGTTCCGCAGGATGAACGCTGCGCTACCTGGGAGCCTTCCTTCGACAGGCCTCCACTCTTCCGCCCTGAGCTGCCGCAACTCGGCGCAACTAATTTGCGCTTCGAGGTTGAGCGACTCGACGGCGATGGGCTGGGGTAATGATGGCAGGAAGACGACCAAAACCAACGGCGCTGAAACAACTAGCCGGCAATCCCGGCAAGCGCGCGCTCAACAGTTCAGAGCCACAGCCGAGCGGAATTCCAAAATGCCCAGCGCACCTGGACAAGGCCGCCAAGGCAGAGTGGAAACGCATATCGGCTGAGCTAATCACGCTCGGCTTGCTCACCAGCATTGATCGAGCGGCATTGGCTGCGTACTGCTCGGCTTGGTCCCGTTGGGTCGCAGCCGAAGAGAGTCTTCAACGATTCGGCGCGGTGATCAAGTCACCGAAAAGCAACTTTCCCATTCAGAATCCTTTCCTCGGCGTTTCGAATACCGCGGTCGACCAGATGAGGAAGTTCCTAATCGAGTTCGGCATGACGCCGGCCTCGCGTGCGCGTTTGCATGTTGAAGGTGCGGGCGGGCAAGTCGATCCGTTTGAAGCATTCATGGCTGGCATCGGAGCAGCGGAACCAATAGATGAGCCAGTCCAGGCAGAGCAAAGCGGATAAGTACATCGCTGGCGTAATCTCCGGCGAAATTGTAACCGGCGAACTTGTCAGGCTTGCATGCCAGCGTCACGTTCGCGATCTTACGGACGCACACCTCCGCGGCCTTCGTTTTGACCGGGTCAGAGCACAACGGGTTATCGACTTCTTCAAGTTCCTTCGCCACAGCAAAGGCGAGTGGGCCAATCAGGAATTCACGCTTGAACCCTGGCAACAGGCACTCACGTGGATTCTTTTCGGATGGGTCCACACCGAGACTGGATACCGGCGCTTCCGCACAGCGATTGTGGAACTAGCGCGGAAGAATGGGAAGAGCACCTGGGCCGCCGGCATTGCGCTTTACCTCACGATTGCAGACGGCGAGCAAGGCGCTGAAGTGTTTAGCGTCGCTGTCAAACGAGATCAGGCCCGCCTCGTGCACGGCGAGGCCACTCGAATGGTGGCCAAGTCGCCGAGTATCAGTAAGGTTCTGAAGCGGGGCAGGGACAACCTGCATAGCCTTCAAAGCAATTCAAAGTTTGAACCGCTTGCCTCGGAAGAAGATAGCCTCGATGGTCTCAACCCCCACGGCATCATTGCTGACGAAGTTCACGCATGGAAGAACCGGCTGCTGTGGGATGTTTTGTTCACCGCCATGGGCGCGCGCAGACAGCCTTTGTTGTTGGGCATTAGCACCGCTGGGTATGACCGAGAGAGCGTCTTCTTTCAGCAGCATGATTACAGCGTCAAGGTTCTCAAAGGCATCGTCGAGGATGACTCCTGGTTCTGTTGGATCACCTGCCTGGACGAGACGGACGACTGGGAAGACGAGACCAACTGGATAAAATCCAATCCCAACCTCGGCACCACGATCCGAATTGGAGAACTGCGGTCAGCGGCGGCAAAGGCCAAGGCGAGCCCGGCAGAACTCAACAGCTTCCTTCGGCTCCGTTTGAACAAGTGGACGACTTCTCATACGGCCTGGATGCCGATGGATAAGTGGGAACTTTGCTCCACACCGGTGGACGCCGAGGCCTTGAAGGGCCGGCCATGTTTTGGCGGCCTCGATCTCAGCACGACTACCGACGTTTCGTGTTTCTCGCTTTTGTTCCCGCCGCTTGGCGACGACGCCAAGTGGTCTGTACTCCCATTCTTCTTCCTGCCCGAGGATGCAATCGAGCAACGTTGCAAGCGGGACCGGGTTCCGTACGACGTGTGGCAGCGTCAAGGTCTGTTCGAACTCACCCCCGGCAACATTATCGACTACAGCTTCATTCGCGCCAAGGTACTTGAACAAGCAGCGAAGTACCAGATTCAAGAGATCAGTTATGACCCGTACAACGCGACGCAGATCGTAACCGAGCTTACCGGCGACGGTCTCTTGATGGTTCCGTTTAGGCAGGGCGAGGTTTCAATGAACGCGCCGTGCAAGCGCCTTCTGGAACTCGTACTCACAGAAGACTTCGCTCACGGCGGCAATCCCGTCCTTAGATGGATGGCAAGCAACGTCATGGTGTCAGTTGGCGCTACTGGTCTGCTGAAGCCGGACAAGGCCAAGTCGCGGGAAAAGATCGATGGCATCTCAGCCCTGTTGAATGCATTGGGCCGCGCCATGGTGGTTCCCGTCATGGACGTCCGAGAGTATGAATGCTTCCTGCTCTGAGTAAAGGCAAATAATGATTTCGTTGAATCTCAAGCAGCCAGAGCATCGGTCGAACCCGCTGGAAAACCCAGGCGTGTCCCTTGCGGGCGGGGTGGACTATCTTCTGTCCATCTCAAACGGCGGGACTACGGCCTCCGGCGAAAACATCACCGAGCAATCGGCGATGCAAATCACGACGTTTTGGGCCTGCGTCTCTGCGATTGCGCGCGCTGTCTCGTCGCTTCCCGCCTATCTCTACGAGCGCACCGACTCCGGACATGAGCGGGCGGTAAACAACCCGATCTATTCGCTTCTCACGGTGGCTCCGAACGAGGAGATGAGCCCCATCAGCTTCTTCGAAGCTGTCACCGCCAGCATCGCTGCGTCAGGCAATGGTTTCGCAGAAATACAACGCAACGGTGCCGGTCAGCCGGTTGCTCTCTGGCCACGTATTTCTCAATGTGTAAAGCCAACCAGACTGGCTAACGGCGACCTTGCATACGAGGTCCGCATCCCCAATACCAATCCGTACGTAATCAAGGCCGCCGACATGATCCATGTGCCGGCCCTGGCCTTGGACGGAATCATGGGGCTAAACCCCGTGGCTCAGAATCGGCAGGCTCTCGGACTGGCAGCTGCCGAGCAGAAGAGTGCGGCCAGGCTATTCGGGAACGGCATCATGTCGCAGGGTGGCCTCTCTCTCCCCGCCGGCATGACGGCTCCTCAGAAGGAACTATTCAAAGACTCCCTGGAGAAAAATCACACCGGCGAAAATCAGCACCGGCCTATTGTCTTTCCCTTCGATGTTAAGTGGGTTCAAATGACGATCAACCCGGCGGACGCCCAATTCCTGGAGAGCCGGAAATACAGCGCCGAACAAATCTGCAGCATGATGGGCGTGCCGCCTCATAAGGTCGGCATCCTCACACGGTCCACCAACAACAATATTGAACACCAGGCAATCGAATGGTTGACGGATACAATCCGTCCGCTGTTGGTGCGGTGGGAACAGGAACTGACCCGCAAATTACTCCCCGCAGTTGGTTGCAAAGCGAACAAGTTCTTCATCCGCTTCGATGTCAACGAACTGCTGCGTGGTGACTCCGTCGCGCAGTCTGCAAAGTACGCAAGCGGGCGGCAGTGGGGCTACGAGACCATCAACAGCATCCTCATCGCGGAAGGCAAGAATCCGATTGGTCCCGAGGGCGACGTCTACATGGTGCCGCTGAACATGATTAACGCCAAGCAGCTTTTGCCCGGTGCCGATCCATCTCCGCTTCTCGCACAGGACCCGGCGGACCAGCCCGACAGCGATCTTCCCGATGAATCTTCGCGGACCCTGATAAAGAGGATGAGCACGGCCTACTCCCGGCTATTCCGGGATGCGATAGGGCGAGTTACCAGCCGCGAAAAACGTGATTCAGAGGTCATTCGAAGGGTATTTGACCCGGTATTGACCACTATTGCAGACGAAGCAATCAGACAGGCAAAGGCCACTCTGAGGGTCGCCGTTGACTACAAGCCCGATGTGACGGGCATCCTGCGCGACGTGTACCGCTCTATCGAGAAACGGGCAGCTGCATGGACGCTTGAGTCGGTCGACACCAACACCGAAATCGAATTGACCAAGGCCGTCAAGGCCATCCTCATCGGCACCTTCAACGATGCCGCAAGTTCGCTGATCGTCGGAGCTGCTTAATGGCAAAGCGGGAACAGGAAATCCGAACACTTGCAACCAGGGAGTTCAGGGTTGCCACGTCTGAAGACGGAACCCGCACCCTAAGCGGGATCATCCCTTATAACTCCCTGAGCGTGGACTTGGGCGGCTTCACCGAACTCATCGCCCCCGGCGCTTTCGCCGGGGTGTTTGATCCGGATGCCGACATCCTGTGCCTACGCGATCACAAGCCGGAATTGCTGATGGGTAGAACGAAGAGTAAAACTCTTTCGTTGTCTGATTCCGCTGACGGACTTCGCTTCACATGCAAGCTCCCCAAGACGACGCAGGCGAATGACCTCGCTGAGTCGGTCGACCGCGGAGATCTGGATGCAACCTCATTCGGCTTTTACACACTGGATGATAAATGGGCAGCCGACGCAACGGGCAACGTAGTCCGAACGCTGATCAGCGTTGAACTCTTTGAATTGTCGCCATGCTCATTCGCCGCGTACCAAGGATCGCAAGTGACTATTCGCTCCTGTCCAGTGGAACTCCGGTCGCTTCTAACCAAGCCTGAACTTCGTGCGCCGGGCGACTCCGCCCCGATATGTCAGTGCGATTGCCCGGATTGCACCAACGGCCATTGCTACGACTGCTCCGATCAGAATTGCTCCGACGAGCGGTGCTCGTGCCACGAGCGCAGCAAGCCAATCACCGATGCCGAGGTGGAATCCCTCCAACTCCAATTGCACCTCGCCTCTCTTCTTTAGTCCTTCCAGAATCGCCGCCGCACCTCTCCTGCCTGCCAGGCCGCCTGAGCGCGAAAGAGATGCAGCGGAGCGATGAGCTGTGCGCCTGCCGCGTATGGTGTCCCGCCTCAACCCTCGCACCAAGAAGGAGAACACCTTGCCTACTATCGCAGAACTGCGCACAAATCGCGCCAAGCTCATTACCGACGCACAGGCCCTTGCCATTGCCGGCGTCACCGCTGAAACCCGCACCCAGATCGACGCGATGATCGCTGACGCCGCAGTTATCGCCGGCGACATTGCGACCATGGAGTCGCTCGACGCGCTCAATGCCGACCTGCGTTCCTCGCAGCGTCCCCCTCAGGCAATGCCTGGCGCTGGCGATACGTCCGACGCCGAACTCGACGCCTTCCGGACTTTTCTTCGTACCGGCGAGAAGCGCTCCGCTCTCCGCACCGTTGAAACCCGCGACGGCATGGTGGTTGGTACTCCGACGCAGGGCGGCAACTTCGTACCGACTTCGTTCCAGAAGTCCGTTGAGGTCGCAACTCTGGCCATCGGCAACGCACTGAAAGTTGTTGGCAAGCTGCACACGCAGTCGGGTGAAGCTTTGCAGATGCCGACCGCGAATGACACAACCAACTACGCGGTCCCGGTAACGGAGACGGTGGCGGTTGCTGAGGCAGATGTCCCGGCTGGTCAGAGCACGATCAACACCGAGATGTACTCGACAGGCATGGTGAAGGTTTCGCGCCAGTTGCTGCGCGACGCCGGCTTCGACTTGCAGGGGTTCCTTGCGGCTCAGTTTGCAACCCGTTGGAACCGGGGCCTGAACAAGACCATCACCCTCGGCTCAACCTCTACCAACACGCAGGGTCTCCTGGTCGCCGGAACGATCAATGCGGCTGCGAACGTCCAGGCCTCCGGTACGGGCGGGACCCTGAACGTCCCGGCCTACGCGGACATCCTGTCCTTGTTCGGGGCGCTCGATCCAAGCTACCGGGATAGCGCAACTTGGATGTTCTCGAACGCCTACTTCATCAAGTTGTTGGGCGTGGTCGATGGCTACGGTCGCCCGCTTTTGATTCCGAACGTGAACGGCGCGGGCTTCGACGCGATCCTTGGCCGCCCGATCTGCATTAACCAGGCGTTCCCGACCCTGGCGGCATCCACCGTCCAGGCGCTTTTCGGCAACTTCGAGAAGTACGTCCTGCGCGATGTTGGAGCGCAGGAGATTGTGCGTCTGGAAGAGCGCTTTGCGGACACGATCCAGGTAGGCTTCTTCGGCTATCAGTCCTTCGGCGGGAAGCTGCTCGACGCGGGCACTCACCCGATTGCGAGCATCACCGCAAAGGCCAGCTAAACAAGACGCACATCAATCTCGACGGGGCAGCCAACCAGCTGTCCCGTCGCAGTAAGGCCCTCATGCAGGTACGCGCGAAAAGACCCTTCTACGTCAATAACGACTTGATCTGCGCCAACCAACTCTTGAACATCTCTGCGTCCAGCGCATCCATTTATGTCGCTCGGGGCGACGCAGAGTATACGGTCCCCGAGCTGGCGGCCCAACCTCGATACGAGACCGCGAGAGCCGTAGGCCGCAAGCGGAGGAAAAAGTGATTACTCTCGCGCTCGTTGCTCCTCCGACTCAGGAGCCGATCACGCTGCAGCAGGCCAAAGCGCAGTTGTGCCTCGATGCCACATACACCACGGATGACGCCCTTCTCACTCTCTATATAAGGGCAGCCCGCGAGTACGTAGAGTCCAACTGCAATCGTGCGGTCCTCTCGCAACAGTGGCGTTTGAGCCTCGACGGGTTCCCGGTTTACACACCGGGAAGGATCAGGTTCAACGACCGATCCTCGTACCGGCAAATTGCCAATCAATGGGCTGAGTCGGTGTACATCCATCTCCCGAAGCCCAGTCTCATCTCCGTTGACTCAATCACATGGATTGATACCGCGGGGACGGCGCAGACTCTGAATGCCGCGGCCTATTCGGTCGACGCCGATTCGATTCCGGCCCGTATCGCGCCAACGCCAAACACTTACTGGCCCGTACCGCAGATGTACCGCCCCAATACCGTTCAAATCGTCTTCACTTGCGGCTACGGTGACGATCCCTCGGACGTCCCCGCTCGGGTTCAAGCCGCCATGCTGTTGTTGATCGCTCACTGGTACGCAAACCGCGAATCGGTGTCTTCTGCACTTCTCACCTCGATTCCGTTTGGGGTGGATGCACTCCTTGCATCGGAACGCTTCGACACCTTTGCGCTGGGGAATTGACCGTGGCCTACGATCCTCTTCAACTTCGAGCGGGCGAACTCCGCCACACCGTGCAGATTCAATCCGCAAGCTCCGCGCGGGACGCGGCGGGCCAGCCCGTAGCGACGTGGAATATTGTCCTGTCCACGCGGGCAAAGATCGAGAACACCGGATCACTGGCGTACAAGGAATCGTTCAGCAACTCCTCGCTCGCCTCTCAGTCCACCGACATGGTTACCATCCGCTGGCCCGGCGCTTCAATCGCTGTCGCGCCCGGCATGCGTGTCGTCTTCGGCGATAACACTTATTTGGTGCAAGACGTGGACAACGTGCTCCATCGAAACCGCGTCGTGCGTCTCGCCTGCCTGATCGTCGATGAGGATTCCAACTGAGCGCCTGCGGCCCCTATGAATGACGACACTATCGAACTGACTGTAGACACCCGCGAGTTGGAAGCCGCTCTCGAACGGCTTTCGCAACGCGCCGCCGGGCAGGTGACGCGCGACGCTCTCCAGGCAGCCGGCAATGTTCTGCTTGACGCCGTGGTCGATCACACTCCCGAGCGCACGGATGAAGAGACGCCAGAGGGAACATCGCTTCCGCCCGGAATTCTCAAAGCGGACATGCACACGCAAGTGGGGCTTTCCAAAAAGATTGGCACGGGGTTTGTGAAGGTTGGGCCGTCCAAAGACATCGGCGGCCTGGTCGCTTACCGCCAAGAGAATGGTTGGACGTTGACGGAACACGGCGGCAAAGTGAAGCACGGCCGGCGCAAGCCCATCCGTGATATTCCCGGCAAACACTTCATGGCCGCGGCCTTCGATGAATCTGCGGAATCCGCCGTCGATGCGTTTTGCGAGGCGCTTCAAGACATCCTCGGCTATGGCGAGAACGCCCGGCCCGAGAGCAACTCGCACGATGTGGAGTTTGGCTGATGCTCACCAATGGCGTAGTCGCATACCTGCTCACACAGACAGCTATCACCGCAATTGTGAAGCAAAGCATTCAACCGATCCCCGCGCCAGAGGACCTTTCGCAGTATCCGCTTATCACCTATCAAAGCCCGTCCGACGTCAGCGATAACGCTAACGACGGGCCGGTAGGTGTGGCAAACTCCCGCATCGTCTTCGAATGCAAGGCGCTTCGCTATCTCGACGCCCGCAATCTCGCTCTTGCTGTCAAGGCCGCATTGAACGGCTACTCCGGCACGCTCCCGAATGGCACCCGCGTCTTTCTCGCCGAGTCCGTCAACCTCGTGGACCGCTGGGAGGATGGCAGCCGCATTTCATGCACCGCCGTTCACGTGCTCTTTCAGTACAAGGACTGCTAACCCACGAGTGAAAGGAAAAACTCATGGCACCATCTACAGGCTTCACAGGTAAGGGGACAATCTTCTCGATGGGTCCGGCGGCCACATACACCGCGGTCGGGCAAATCAAGACGATTCAATTCAACGGCCAAAAATGGTCCTTCGACGATGTAACTAACCTCAACTCTCCCGCCGTGGGCGTGGGTGTTCTGGAAGAGGCATTGCCCGCCAAGATGGCCCCCGGCGAGCTTGCTATCGGCGGCATCTTCCTTCCCAACGACGCGGGGCAAGAGGCGCTGAATACGGCCTTCCAGGCAGGCACTTTGGAAAACTTCAAGGTACAGTTGCCGATGGGACCGGGGCAGACGACCGCTGGAAACCTGTACGCCTTCTCCGGCTACGTTCAGGAGTTCCCGGCTCCCGATGTGCAGTTCGACAAGATTGTGAATTTCAAAGTCACGATCAAATTGTCCACCGTCATCACTCTGACTCAGGGGAGCTAATAGCCTATGCAGAATCCCACTTCGCCGGCGGTCAAGTTGCAGATCGCCGGCTCCTCTTTTGACCTCGTGTTCGACTTCGAGGCCATTGCCGACGCCGAAGAAATCACCGGGCGCGCATTGCTCACCGGCCTTCGCCGGCGCGATATTGAAGCTCCTGCCATCAACCTGGTACGGGCCATGCTGTTCGCTTGCGTCCACAAGGCACACAGCCTTGCCGACTTCAATGATGTCAAGAAACTGGTGACCCGCGCCAACATCACGGAGGTGTGGGGCAAAGTTCTCGAAGCGTGGACCGAAGGGCTTGCCGAGCCAACGGAGGATGCACCCGCAGACCCTCCCGAAAGCCAGAGTTAACCAACCGGCAACTCTGGCTTTACTTGTGGAGTCATGCCCGGTATGACCTGCGGATTGACGAGGCGGAGTTCTGGCGGCTTACGCCGCGTCAGCTTGCCTATCTAACCAAACGCCACAGGCAGCAACAGGAGCGGGAAGAACTGCTCCAGGCCCGGCTTTCGTCTGTCATCGTCAACACCTCTTTCTGTCACCCCAAAGAACCCACCTGTCCGGCTGACTTCATGCCTGGATACAAGCGCCCCGTCCCGCCTGAACAAAGCGATGACGAGATCGCCGCGCAGATCAATGCAGTTCTCGGACCGATCTCCGTTCAAGCGTAAGGATTCCCATGGCCGTTTCCGCCAAAGTCGCCAGTGCGTACGTTGAACTGGTCGCCCGGACCGCAGCCTTCAAAGCTGCGCTCCAGGACGCCACCAACGACACGAAAAAGTTCTCCGCGGAAACTCGTGCGCAAATGACCGAGGCGAAAGCCTC